CGCGAATCGATACCCTCAGTAATGTATTCGAGCAATGCACAAGCCGATATTCAGACCTGGCAACAAAGGCTGACGGCCACGCCGCAGACGTCCAACTAATGCAAGATTCTTGGCCAAAATAAAGGGCAGTTAATGACGACCAAACCAACTCCAATCGAAGAATTGCAAAAGGTCATCGATGCTTTTCACTTTTATGGTGAAAAGAAAAAAGCCGCCGATTCTTTAGGGGTTAATTACTCAACATTTATGTCGCGTTTGCACATGGCAAATAGCAAGAAATTAAAGCCACAAGCAAACAAATTAAATGTTGAGCATGACAAAACCTTAAAAGGCCAACTCGCGGAAGCCAAAGCCAAGATCAGGGCGCTTGAAACGGCCGCAAAGATGCAAGCATCTGAAGATTTAACAGCGGACTACATTAAAAAACAAATTGTCAAACTTGCTAAATCCACAGTGGACGTACCGACATGGGTAAGCAAGGCGCCCAAAAAAGACACTACGGGCGTGCCAACGCTATTTGCATCCGATTGGCATTGGGGTGAAGTTGTAAGACCGGCTGAAATTGGCGGCGTGAATGAATACAACAGCAAAATTGCCCAAGAGCGAGCGCGATCAATGATTGAAACGTCAATCGATTTGCTACGCAATCACTTAAACAATCCTGAGTATCCAGGAATTGTTTTTATATTGGGCGGTGACATGGTTTCCGGTAGCATCCACGAGGAATTGATGGTCAGCAATGATTTAGAGATGATGCCAACCATTCTTGATTTATGGGGCGTATTGGTGTGGTGTATTGAGCGCCTGGCGGGTGAATTTGGAAAAGTGTTTGTGCCGTGTGTTACGGGTAATCACGGTCGAAACACCCATAAAATTTACAACAAAGGACGAAATCACACGTCTTTTGATTGGCTCTTATATCAATTTTTAGCCAAGCGTTTTGAATCGGATTCACGCATTACGTTTTATATTCCTGACGGATCAGACGCTTACTACTCCATCTATGGCCATCGTTATTTACTGACGCATGGCGACCAATTTAGAGGCGGTGACGGCGTTATTGGCGCACTTGGACCAATCATCAGGGGTGATCATAAAAAGCGCTCACGCAACGCGCAAATCGATCAGGAATACGACACCATGCTATTGGGTCATTGGCACCAGTTAATTCAATTACAGCGCTTGATTGTCAATGGTTCGTTAAAAGGCTATGACGAGTATGCGTATGCCAATAACTTTGGTTTTGAACCACCGCGCCAAGGTCTTTGGATTACCCACCCACACCACGGGATTACTTTTAGTTGCGCTGTAAATGTTGAACGTAAAAAAGAATTGAAAAAGACTGAATGGGTTAGCTGGGCCAAATGAAATATCACATTCGCAAAGTCAACAATAAAAGCAAGCGAGTGCAAAACACACTCAACCGCTTACAAAAAGAGATTTTGCCGTCCGATCGTTTGTGTGATGTCACCGAAGGACATTGGTGGATCGTTTATACGGACATGAATAAACCGGTAGGTTTTGCTGGTCTATGCCAAAGTAGTCAATTTGCCGATTGTGCTTTTTTTCACCGCGCCGGAGTAATGGATGATCACACTGGGCATGGGTTACAAAAGCGCTTAATTAAAGCACGCATCAACAAGGCTCGAATCATGGGTTTTAATTGGGCTGTAAGCGACACCAGCAAGAATCCCGCCTCGGCCAATTCGCTGATTAATTGTGGATTTAAAATGTATCGTCCGTCTAAGCCGTGGGGTTGGGAATGGACTTGCTATTGGCGTTTGAAACTGACCTAATTCTTTTTCTTACAAAATGCCCCGATCGGGAATATTTTTGATAATTTCCACACTTTTTCGTTTATTTTTCCCGTTCGGAAAATTTTTTTAATCTAATGCGATCAGCGATGGTTTCAGCGCTGTCACGGTAATACACCATCAAAATCTTTAAATCCTTAATTCCCACGCATTTAGCTAAATCCAGTATGTCTAACTGCTTGGCTAATGCAGTAATGGCATTGGCGCGGGAATCGTGAAAGTGCAACTCAACGATGGATGGCATAGCTTCCTTGGCTTTAGACCGTGCTTTCCTAAAATGCGAATCAATCTGCGAGGTATCAATGCCAAAGCATTTATCGCCCGTTTTAGGCAATTGATCGAGGATTCGACTAGCTTCAATGGACAATGGCACGCGGCGACGGGCGGCATCAGTCTTACCAACCCGTACTTCAGCGACCTTATCAGTCACGCAATCCCAGGTTAATCCAGCAATATCGCCGGCACGCATGGCCGTTTCCAGGGCAAATAAGAGCGCCGCGCCCACACGCGAAGTGATGGTATCCAATTTGCCGTCTTTGGTGTATCCCAATATATAGGTTAGGGTGTCAATTTCCTTTTGGCTAAACAAGCGATCCCGTGATGGCGCGGAAAGGGGGCGTTTGACCGTTTTCATGGGGTGTTTTGGAACCCATTTCCACTCATTGACGGCTTTTGTAAATACATTTGATAGTAGGTTCCATTCGCGCCTCACAGACGCTTCAGCGACCACTTTAAGGCGCTCATCTCGCCAGCGAGCAATATGTGATTCATCCAGGGCGTCTAGGGTCACAGCGCTGATGTCATTACGCATCATTAAATCCGTGCGTAGTTTCTCCCATTTGAACCCTTTTTTGGTCGGTGACACCTCTAATTGATAGCGCAAAAGCAGATCACGCACAGTCTTTTTATTATCGATTGCGACTTTGCCTGATATGATGTTCGCTTCAGTCATGGCGGCCCAGGATGTCGCCTCGGCCTTAGTAGTAAAGACTGCGGAGCGTCTATGCGCCTTTCCTTTTACAGTCTTATAGATTTCAACGCGCCACCCAGTATCGTGTTTTCGTATGCTTGCCATCGTGTCCTTTTCGTGCGTAATTTACTACGCATCTGTGCGTAATGATAACAAGAACTATGATGGATAAAGGGGTGTAATGTGGTGTTAATTACGCACGAATGTTTGTAAGTCGTTGATTTATATAGAATAATGGTGCCCAGGAAGGGACAAAAGAGTGTTGTATTTACGGGGCTTACAGGTCGATTGCGTAGTTTCTGCGTAGTTTTTTACTCCGCATAATAAAAAAGCCACCTAATTGCAGTGGCTTATTTTTTTGAAGTGATCAAAAGACACAAAAATTAAAACCCATAGTCGCCCTCACCATGATTTATCGTTCTGTCTAATTCTTTACCGTGTTTTTTAAAGTATTTATATTCTTGTATGACATCTCCCAATTTACAAAATAAAAGTGTGTCAACAATTATTAAAAATATAGTCATAACTTTCTTACCATCTCAATACGCTCACCAATCCAACGCATAACTGGTACAGCCATTGAATTCCCTAAAGACTTATAGCGTGGCCCATCAGGACATTGGGTAGATTCTTTTTTTCTCCAAGGAATTTGTGTGTAATTGTCGGGAAATCCTTGTAGGCGTTCACATTCAATTGGAGTTAAACGACGAACTTGCATTGATGCTGCATAAACTGCCGCGACTTGATTGGTCACTTCTATTGCTCTAGGGCTTCGGCTTGGGTCATTTGTCGTAAGTGTTGGGGCTACAACACCATGTCTGTCAGTTGTATTTAAAGTAAAACTAACTTCCTCATTAATTCCGTTGCCTTGTGGTCCTGCATTGTCATTGCGACCAATCATTGAGCCTTGAATTGCATAAGATTGCACATAAGGCACATTCCCACCACCTGTTCCCCATCTACTTGTAACGGTTGAACAAACATCACCCATGGCAGCAATGCGACTATCAGATGGGTGATTTTCGTAAACTTCAACTACAACTTTTCCGTTTTGCACATCATCAGAACTCAATCCTTTGTAATCTCTAGCGAGCAATGTTCCAGCGCAGTTTGCAACATAATTGGAAGTTTCTTTTCCCGTTTTTCTGCCCTGTTTAGTATTCCCTGACAGGCTTTCGGACTCAAATAAAACTTTTGCGGCAGATTCCCAGTTTCCAAGACATCCGACAACAAACACGCGACGGCGTCTTTGGGGTACTCCAAAGTGTTGAGCGTCAAGCACCCGATATGCGAACCCATACCCGATTTCGGCCAACGCCCCAAGGAAGGCACCAAAGTCCCGTCCACCTGAACTACTGAGGACACCTGGCACGTTTTCCCAAACGAACCACTTGGGTCTAAAGTGGTCAAGAATTCCAACATAGGTAAGGGCAAGGTTTCCACGGGGATCGTCAAGTCCTTTACGCAGTCCTGCAACGCTAAATGATTGGCAGGGAGTTCCCCCAACGAGAAGGTCAATTGATCCATCTAAATTCCATTCCTTATATTTGGTCATGTCCCCAACATTGGGAACGGTAGGGTAATGATGTGCAAGCACAGCGGATGGGAATGGTTCAATTTCTGAATACGCAGATGCTTGCCAGCCTAAGTGATCCCATGCAACGGTTGCGGCTTCAATTCCGGAACAAACCGATAAATATTTCATGCCGCACGATTCTCTTGATACCGCACCACCCATTGCTTGATTTCTTCCGAACGCCATAACGGGCGACCGCGTGTGCCTTTTTCAGTCGGTAGGCGTATCGCTTGTGGAAAGCCTGGCGCGTTGACTACACGGTTACGCACTGCATCAACATCGCGGTGCAAATAATCGGCAATGTGCTGGGTGGTCCATAGCTCAGGTTCGCGGGCTACTTCTAAAAGTTGCTCAACTAATTCATGCAATGTCATGTGAAGTCCTTTTTTGTACCGTTTTTGTAGATGAGGGTGTTTGCAAACAAACTGGGTGCTTGGTCTAGCGCCATCGAACCATCACGCCGAAATGCCTTGGTGTGGTCTTGGCCTGTATAAACGCCAGCCTTTTGAAAGGTGCGTGGCAATGCCACTTGGCGTTGATCTTTCTCACGCTGTAAACGCATTAACTCTTTGCGCTCGGCGTCCAACTTTAGGGGGATTGTGTATTTAGTCATTCTCAATGTGTAGCGAATATCGCACCACTTATCCCATTAAAAAGCTGACCAAATGGCCGCCAAAGTAGATTGCAACGAGTGAAAACATTACAATGGTGAATCGGCGTTCCTGACGCTCGCGGCGGTCAGCATTGAGGAATAAATGGCGGTGAATTTTTCCAAAGTCATTGTGCATCTTGTTTTCTCCTGTGTGGTTAATGTTTAAGAATATAGCACTATGTTGCGTTAATCTCAATATTAGGACAAACCCTAATATATCAAAATAAAAACTCATCATCCACCAATATGCCGGTGATCTTAGGTTCTTTCTTGATAATCCGTGCGTCAGGGAAAGCCGCTTTGACTTGTTGGACTAGCGGTTCGGCTAGGTGAGGGTGCGACACGGCGGTGATCTCTTTGCTGGTCAATTTGATGGTGACATCGGCAGGAACATCGGCAGCTTTATCGGTAATATTAGCGAAAATGATCCCGTTGGCCTTGTCTTTATATTGCACCCACTCGGATGAGCCATCTACCACATCGGCATAACTAATCAGCGAGGGCAACATCAAGTGCGATCCACACGCATCGCGTTGACCTTGGGTATCGATGTTTTTTTCGTGTTTGGCACAGTGCCATTTGCCATCATCTTCAGGCGTGATGTGTACGCAAGTGCGGCACGATGTTTGGGCTACAGAATCCGTATGACAGATTGCGTGATGGTCACACATTTTGCATTGATACCAGGTTTGATTCGTGCTGATGCCTTGTGGTGGATCGATCGCATCAATGATGTATTGGGCGCGGTCGCAGTATTGCTCAAATAAATCTTTATCAAAGTAAATCCATTCGCTGTGGAGCGCGTCGGTATTCTTATTGTTGGCCAAATAGAGTGCGCGGTCCAGTTGCGAAAAACCCATATACATTTGCATTTGAATATAATGTTCGGGTTTGGCTTTTTGCACGCCATCTTTGGTGAGCGTTGCAAAACTTTTATCACCATGCGTCTTGAACTCCGCAATCGCCCAAGTCTTAGGCGCTTCCGGTAAATCTTTGCAAATTGCATCAGCCGAACCTCCTAGATGGCCCTTATAGCCGGTGAAACGAATTTGTTGCTTAGTAACGGGGTCAACGTCATAGACGGTCGCGCCAATGCCGCGCAATTCGTGAATGAAGCGGTGTTCCTCACGCTTACCAGTGTCAAACAAACGCTTGATGCGTGGATCAAACTTTTTGGCTGTGGCCCAGCGAAAGTTGTACCAAAGTGCGCGATCACAGTCGCGGCCAATTTCGGAACAGCCTAGGTGAGGGCGGGGGAGTTCATCTTTTTTATCGTACCAACGCACAATGGCGTCAGCGGTGGTGTGTGCGTGTGTTGGTTTCGGTAGTTGCATGATCGTTCCTTTCGGTGGGTAGGTGCCAGGGGGTTGCAACCGTGCCTGGCGTCACGGCGTGGAGGAAGCGTGCAACTCACTTGTATAAATTGGCCATTTTCTTTTCAAGTCGTGTGGCCATCAATTGCAAATTCTTGGTACGCATCCATTCACGAATGGCATCGCCAAATGCAATCTTTTTACGCAAGCGTCCACCAGCTTGTTGGTGAACGCGCCCAGGTCCTTTACGGGTA